TTCCTGTACCGCGCTAATACAGGTGCTACCAGCGGCTATCCGGGTGATGGTGACATCATTTGGAACAACGCTGTGCAGACCAGCGCAACGTCCATTAGTGTCAGCCATCTAACTGACAACAATGTTGACGTTGATATCTTCTTGGCATTGCTCACCGACACAGAGCAATTTGTCATTCAAAGCCAGACAGCCAGTGGTGATAATCAGGTTTGGCAAATCAATGGCACTCCAACTGTCACCAATCCCGGCACATCAACAGCGTATTGGTCTTATCCAGTTACTCTAGTCTCATCCGCTGGCGCGGGTTCAAGTGGCTTTGCTAACACTGCGCCGCTGTTCTTGGCATTGGTGAATGGTGTTTCTGGTCCTACTGGACCTCAAGGGCCTACCGGACCCACCGGACCAAATGGGCCTACGGGACCAACAGGACCTACTGGTCCAACTGGTGCCGACAGTACGGTGCCGGGTCCAACGGGTCCCACAGGGCCAACTGGTGACACTGGTCCCACAGGCCCAACAGGTGCGCCGGGTTATATTGGCATGGACGGTCCAACAGGGCCTACCGGACCCACGGGCAACCCCGGACCCGCAGGACCAACTGGTCCGACAGGGCCACAAGGAAATGTTGGGCCGGGAGGACCCACAGGCCCAACTGGACCGCAGGGTGATGCAGGCACGGCTGGTCCAACAGGCCCAACTGGAAATACGGGTGCGGCTGGCGGAACAGGCCCCACGGGTCCAACAGGCCCGCAAGGTGCAGCATCAACTGTTGCTGGTCCAACTGGACCTACTGGTCCACAAGGTGTAGCAGGGCCTACAGGTTCTATCTATCCAACTGGTGGTTCGCCGGATCGTATTTTCTATGAAAACCAGATCACGGTCACAGCAAGTTATACGATCAGTACCAACTACAATGCTGGTACGTTTGGCCCGGTAACAATCAACTCAGGTGCGGTTGTCACTATTCCATCCGGCAGTGTATGGACTATTGTATAATTCCAACGACGAGGGGGCGTCATGGAAGATCGCTTGAAGATTTGCGTCTATGCAATCAGCAAGAACGAAGCGCATTTCGTGCAGCGTTTTTGCGAGTCTGCCAAAGACGCTGACATGATCCTTATTGCAGATACGGGGTCAGATGATGGACTTCCTGAAGAAGCAGCTTCATATGGCGCTTTCGTTCACTATATCTGTATCACTCCATGGCGTTTTGATCTGGCTCGTAATGCCGCTTTAGCACTCATCCCGCGCGATATGGATGTCTGTATCTCGTTGGATATTGACGAGGTGCTTCAACCCGGTTGGCGTGAGGAAATTGAACGTGTGTGGAAGAAGGGTGAGACAACCCGTCTGCGCTACATGTTTGATTGGGGCTGCGGCATTCAATTCTACTACGAGAAAATCCATGCGCGTCACGGCTATATGTGGCATCACCCATGTCATGAATACCCTATCCCAGATGGACGCATCACAGAAGTCTGGGCGCAGACGGATATGCTTCTGGCTGTCCACTATCCAGACCAAACAAAGTCTCGCGGCCAGTACATGGATTTGCTTGAGCTGTCCGTTAGGGAAGACCCGGAATGCCCACGCAATGCCTTCTACTATGCCCGCGAGTTGAGCTTCCATGGCCGTTGGCGAGAAGGAATTGAGGCTTGCGAGAAGTATCTCAAGCTTCCCCGCGCCACATGGATGAATGAACGCTGCTATGCCTATCGTGTCATGGGCCGCTGCTACAATGATCTTGGCGAGCCATGGAATGCTGAAAAGGCATTTCAAATGGCAGCATCTGAGGCTCCCAATACCCGTGAGCCGTGGTGTGAACTTGCTATGCTCATGTACCGCCAGCACCGTTGGGAAGAATGCTTTGCCTATGCCATGCGGGCTTTGCGGATTACGGATAGACTGAAGGTTTACACTTGTGATCCTCTGGTTTGGGGATTCCAGCCCCACGATCTAGCTAGTATTGCTGCTTGGCATCTTGGCTTGCATCAAAAGGCGCTTGAACAGGCAAAAATTGCCCATGAAATGGAGCCTAATGATCTTCGCTTGAAGGCAAACCTAGAGTATATTCAGGCGGCCATTGAGGGGGGCAAACAAGAGGCGGCTTAAATGGACGGGCAGACCCTTATCAATGCGGCATTTGGGATTATTCTCGCTGGCGGTGGGTGGTTTGCCCGCGAATTGTGGGGTGCAGTCAAGGAACTGCGAAATGATATCCATAAGTTAGAGGTTGATCTTCCTAGCAATTACATCCGCCGGGACGAGTTCCAAGAAGGCATCAAGGAACTAAAAGACATCTGCCGTCAGATTTTTGACAAAGTGGACAGCCTTGAGAAGAGAAAGGCTGACAAGAATGGACTATGACAGCATAACCAAGCCAATTGCGGTTTTTACTGCTGTCCTGAGTGCTTTGGGCGGCGGATATGCTTTTATTGATAAAAGTGGTCTTCTGAAGAAAGACATCCTGAAATGGGATGCAGAGCATTTTTCCATATCTGACGGCCCAGCACATGAACCCTTCAGGGTAGTGGTAGCTCGTCAAAAAATCAGGGATGATTGTTTAGTTGATGATTTCACACTGGAAGTCAGGGATACCAACTATATTGTCCATAAGGCGATTCCGTCTGTGGCAAAGTTCTCTGGCCCTGCCAGTCCAACGGTGGACAAGTTTGGGTACACAATGACCATTGAGGACCCACAAAATGTTACACCCGGCGAAGCAAAACTGATCGCTCGTATTGTTTATAAATGCCCAGAAGGAAATGTTGTTATTTCCTATCCAAATCATAGTAATCTTACGTTTATTGTGACGGCAAAATAAAGGGGAGTAAGGCAGTGTTGCATGGACCCCGTAACTATCAGTCTTGTATTTGGCGCGGCTAAGACTGCCTACGAGGCTATCAAGGCTGGAATCAAAATTGGCAAAGAAATCCAAGGCATGGCGGGTGACATCGCCAAGCTATACGGGTCTGTTGCCAAGCTGACTTCAATGTCAGCCAATCCGCCCAAGCCAAAGCTTTTTTCCAAAATGTCTGCGGAAGAGATGGCAATGGATATTGTCGTCAAACGTAAGCAGGCAGAGGAATGGTTCAATCAGGTCAAAAACGAGTTTGTGGCAACCTATGGCATCAGGGGATGGCAGGAGGTGGAGAAAGAATTGGTCCGCATCCAAAAGGAGCAAAAGGCTGCTAGGGAGCGGGCTCAAAAAGAAGTAGAGGAATTTCAACGAGAAGTAATGATTATGTGCCTGATTGGCGGCATTGTGATATGTTTGATCGTCGGCGTATTCATGGTTGTCCTATCACTCTAGGAGGGGAAAATGGACCTTCTGAAGACTTTTGGCCCTCTTTTGGGTCAGGTAGCCCCTACTCTTGCCACGGCTCTTGGCGGTCCTCTGGCTGGTATGGCGGTCAAAACCCTTTCCAACGTGCTTTTGGGCCATGAAAATGGCTCTGAGGACGATGTGAAGGTTGCTTTGGAAAATGCCTCGCCAGAGACATTGGCCCAGCTGAAACAGATTGATGCGGATTTTAAGGTCCGTATGAAGGAACTGGACATTGATCTTGAGCGCATTGCCGCTGGGGATCGTGACAGCGCCAGAAAGATGCAGACCGCTACTCAGGATTGGGTGCCACGTATGCTGGCCCTCCTGATTACGGTTGGATTCTTTGGCATTTTGGTATGGATGCTGATGAAGGGAATGCCCCAGACTGGCACGGAAGCTCTTCTGATGATGCTGGGTGCCTTGGGAACCGCTTGGACCGGAGTGATCAATTTCTATTACGGCTCAAGCGCCGGGTCTAAGGAAAAGAACAATCTTCTTGCCAATAAGGACAAGTGATATGGCTGCTGAAAATTGGGATGCCTGCTTTCAAATGGTCCTTAAGCATGAAGGCGGGTATGTGAATAACCCAAAAGACCCAGGCGGCATGACTAACCTTGGCGTCACAAAACGCGCATGGGAGGAGTATGTCGGCCATGAAGTGGACGAAGCGACCATGCGTGGCCTTACCCCAGAGAAGGTCAAACCGTTCTACAAATCCCGTTATTGGGATCGCATTAAGGCTGATAGTTTGCCTTCTGGTGTTGAC